CTATCTCCCCATCGCCATCGTGGTCTCTCGCATCTTCGAGATTGTCTCCCTTGAAAGCATCTTCTTCTGCACACTGGCATTGTTAGTGCTGGCGACCTACTCAAGCGTCTTCATGACAGTGGCTTGTCGGCTGACGTCGCGTCTGTGGCTTGTTGTTCTTGCTGTGAACGGCATCGTGGCATACGGTCGGTATCGCAATTTGGCTGATCTTGTTGCGTGCATTGACGAAATGGTGGCATCAGGCTATGCGTTCGACACAATTTCATTTGTGTTGTTGCGAAGCATGTTGTTATTCGTCTCGTTGTGTAGCTTTGTCAAGCTTCCTAAGCTGTGTGCGACTGTGTTGAAGGTGGTCTCAGGTGCCTGTCATTGCCTAATCCTGTGGTACTTTTCAGATCAGGTCACTCAGTCAAAAGTCTTCGGACACGTCGCGTCATTCCTGACTAACGTTTTGATGCTTCATCTTGCCGCTGTCGAGTGGTCTGTCGTTTTCACCAAGGTTAGCAAGATTGTAAAGGACACTGTTAGGGGTGACATCTCTAGCAGTTTCAAGTTTATTGCAGACTTGTTCATTTCTTCGGTTGACGGCGATCATTTTGGCGTGGTGCGCGCGATGCACAATCTGAGTACCAAGTGTGGAATTGTCAGTGATGCTATTACTGCGGTCTCTGGCATCGTCTCTTGGTTTTCCGCGCCAAGCAGCTTTGGCGTTCGTGAGGTCTTTGGTGTCATTCGTGGTGCCAGAAATGTAGACGATTGCATCAGCAACATCATTAACAAGAATGTGTGTGTGATTGCGTTCGGATTGCTTTTGCAGACTCCGTTGACATGCTTTTGCGCCCACACTCTCTTTTATGGTGATGTTATGCGGTCGTCAGCTGTCTCTATCTCCATTGCAGCACTCTTCATGACTGTTGAACTTGTCACACTTGGACTTGTTTGGTACAGAACCGGTCACGTTTCTGCTTGCTACGGTGCCAACATCGTCGTTATACCAAATTTGTACAGTGACTTCAAGGCAACACTCGCGTCGGCGCCCGCAAAGGCCACTTCGTGGTTTCGATTCTGGTAACCTGTCTCCCCTCTTTCTCTCTCTGTGTTTTTGTAAAGTTTATTTTGATAAACTTTGGAAAATCACAGGAAATTTTATTTATAAATTTTGATTGCCCCTAGCGGCAATATCATTATTTTTTATTTATAATTTTGTATTTAAACAAAATCATAAATAAAAAATTGAATCGACAACTTATTGTTATTCGTATTTATAATCAATATTATTTCATTAGTTATTATATAACAAAATGGATCCATCTATTCTTCTAGTCCCTTGTACAGATCAGGAAAAAGTGAAAGAAATATATGATGAATATGGTGTTGTTGCAATTACAAATGTATTGACAGCAGAAGAGTGTGATAAAGTTATTACAGAAGGCATTGAACCATTTTTACCAGAGGGATGCAACATTGATGATCCATTGACACATCATTTGGCATCAGGCGTTATGAACCCATATGGCGTTGTTGGAAATGGCGCATTGTTTAACAAAAAACTTTTGGAAACAAGGACACATCCAAATATCTTATTATCATATCAAACATTATATGGTACAACAGTACATCCAATAGCTCAACACGACAGATTTGCATGGATGAGACCATCTGCAACACATCCTGAATACGCAACACCATTTTCATATCCAGGAATTCATTTAGACATTTCGCCACTTGGTCATTATGATCCAGATTATGCAGGTGAGGTTAACAAATATTTATCACAATTGACATATGCAAATACACGTGATTTTATTGGTGAAAATAATGCATCAAGTGTGACTTATGGACGCCGTGTACAAGGAGTATTAAATTTATTAGATAATGACGATGAGGATGGTGGATTCCATTGCATTCCTAAAATGTTTGATGGCAAAATGGAAGAATGGATAAAAGAAAATGCATCACATATGCCACCAAAAGAAGCTAATGGAAAATATGTCTTTACATCATATGATGTTTTGGATGATATAACAATTAGAGTTCCATGTCCAAAAGGCACATTGTTGTTATTTGATGCAACATTGCCGCATGGAACAATGCCAAACAGATCATTTAACTCAAGATTGATATTGTTTATGAGATATATTCCATTAGAAGATTTGCCAAAGAAAGTACAATTGAATAGAAAAAATGCTCTTATTAAAGAATGTCAAAAAGCTAAATTAGACATTACACCAGAAATATCAAAAGCATTATTTGGCATTTAATAAAATTCATATTCTTCTTTTACTTCTTTAATTATTTCTTTTTTTGGTTCGATGTAATTGGTATATACTTCTTCAATTACAATTTCTTTATTTTCACCTTTATACCCTACTGGATTTACAATACCTAAACATGTGTCTGTCAACATTTCTTTCATTTTTTTATGCGTATGTCCACAAATCCAATATTTAACATTTGGCATTATGGTTGATTCCAAGTTTGTATAAAATGCAACATTATGCCATGCACTTTTGTATTGTTCATGAATTAATTTAATAGAGGGAAGATGATGAGTGACAATTAATGTTTCTTTATTTTTTGCTATTTCATTTTTAATAAACTCAAGTGATTCTTTGTGCAATTCAATAACATCATCTGGAGTTAATAATGTTGCCTTGTTATTATTTATGTACCTATAATCATTCATTACTATTCTAATTTCGTCTTTGACTTCAGTAGGAATGTTTGTCCATAATGTTCCACCAACAACATGAATATTGTTAAATGTCACACTTTCATTTAATAAAAAATGAACATTTGCATATTTTTTTCTTGTTTCTCTAATTATGTCATTTATTGAATCCATTTTGACACATGAGTCTGCATAATATTCATGGTTTCCAGTTACAACAATTACATCATTATATAAATCAGAACATGAGTCGATAAAATTCCAATATTGTGTGCTATTTGGCTTTCCAATATCGCCAGCTAGAATTAATGTTTTATCATTTGTGTCTTCTGGCATTTTTATATTTTTGTTCTCAAGCAATTCTTTGAATGTGCTTATCTTAGGTAAATATTCAAGATGAATATCCGACAATACATTTAATGGAAATTTTAGATCTCTGTATATAATACTCATTTTATATTATATCTAAATAAATATTCATAAACCATTGATTTTTCAATTTTAAATTATTATTATATATGGCGAAAACATCAAATCGATGGACTCGTGAAGAAGAAATATCATTAATGAAAGACATAAGAAGAGGGAACCCCTTTTCTGTATTAGCGGAAAAATATGGAAGAACTGAATTAGCATTAGAAATGAGAACAAAAAAAGTGGTATATGAAAATATGGTCGGTGGGGCAAAACCAGAAACCATAACAAAAATATTAAATTTACCACAAGACACAATTAATAAATATTACTATTCATACAAAGAACATTTAGAAAAACAAGGCAAATTGAATGAAGTAAAATCACCAGAAAATGTGACTCAAGTAATTCAAAAAATGGATGAACCAAAAGTAAATATATCATCAATTAGTTTAGCTGGAGGTGATCCAACTGAAATAAAAAATAAATTCCTTGATAAATTGGAATTAGAAAACAAGCTTTTGGCTGCTGTTATGAAAAACAAAAACTTAAGAGATGAAATACATAAAATGGAAAAAAATGGTTTGATAGATAAAAAAACAAGAAAGTTATTGAAGAAATTATTAGATAAACAATAAAAGTCACATAAGTTTTAAACTATATATTCTTTTGACCTTTAGATCTCCAATCATATTCATTCTGTGGAAAACAAATCCAATTAAGGCAATTGCACCTAAACTGATTAAAATATTTGCTGTTGTATTGATGCCATTATTTGCAATAATATCATCTTGCTTTTTTTCAATCCTTTCTAGTCTTGCAATTACATCTTCCAATACTTCCATTTCATTATTATTCATTTTTAAATTATACATATTATAACTAAATATTGCTATGCATTATGTATTTCAATTTTTATTTTATGTCCTTAGAGATACAGTAAAAATAAACATTAAGATGACAATATAAATACAGTTGATGGAACTGGATAAAACCATGGTTTGTCAGAAAATGGAAAATTCAGTCTTGATAGTCTCTCGACAGACAGTAATTTAAAATTCAATTTATAATATATATTTTTCCATTGTGATGTAGTTTTAAAACATTTCAAACATGAACCCCAGTCTGATTTTGAATGTTGTTTTATGAACCACCAATCTAAATCTGTTTCCGGTGTATTTTCAACAATAATGACATATTTTGCAACACGTTTCATTTCAAGGAGTAATTTTTTCCATGTATTTGTATGATGCAACACAAATGAACATAATACAATGTCAAATGTATTATCATCATATGGAATATTTTTTCCATCAAATATTTTGGGTTTTTTACAACTTCCTAAATTAACAACATCCAACGATGTTACAGAATGCCCCATGTTTTCTAAATGTGCAGAAATACAACATTTTCCACATCCTAAATCTAAAATTTTATATTGTTTGTTATTGAAATTTTTTTTGAATATATTTAGTATTCTATTTATATTATTTTTTTTAAATTGATAATACATATATATAATTACAATTATGATACATATAATCAAAATTTTATGATTCATCCATATGAAATTCATTATCTATATAATAGATAATATTTTCCAAATTTTTGTATGACTAAATCATATTTTAATAAATAACATGAACACATCTTTATTTCATCTAAAAATAAATTTTATGTTCTTTTCTACCCTTCAGAACCTAACTTTTTTGTAGGTTTTGAATATGTAATATAAAGCAACACAACTAACCAATGTAGGTGTAATGGAATGAACTTCTCTATTCATAAATTTCCATGCAGTTGTGTTTTTAATTCTGTCTAATTCCTTTTTTGATTCATCTAGACTCTTTAGACTATTTTTATAACTTTCGTCTTCTTGTTTTTGTAGTTCTTCTAATTCAATCCTATGTTTCTCAGTGAGTCTATGATTATCCATTTTTGAATAAATAAACTGAACATATGATACTTTCGTTAAAAAAATCAATTTTTTATTTCCGCTAGGAATATTTTACAATTTTTATCATTCCTGTCACATATTAAAATTACGAATGAGGGTCAACTAATTCAGAAAATGAATTTTTAGAATCACAAAGTTCTATAAGAGGCGCAAAATCATGGTCTAATGAATGTTTTATGATAAATTCACTTTCAAGAGACAATACTGCATCATCGAAAGGAATTGGAACACTGTTATGTAGAATTACTCCACGTGCATCTCTAAAAATTCTGTTACATTTAAATTTTGTGGGCTTTTTGAAATATAATTTAACATCTTCTTTACATGTTTCTTCATAAGCCCTTTTTAACAGCTTTGTAGTTTTTAATAAATTTCGATACTTTATAACTTTGGAATTGATACAATTCATGTGTGTCAAAGGAGAAGTCAAAATAGTATGTAGTGCTGAAAAAATCACATTTAAATATGATGTATTTTTAAAATTAAATTCGTAACCATTAGCTTTCAAATGATTAAGTATACCATACAGTCCATGATATATACATTCGCCAATCAGATTTGACAGACATGTAAAATTGTCTTCAAATCGTATTCCAATTTCGCTAAGCATTTCAAAAATCTGTGTTTTATAAATACAATCTAAAGTGAGATCAGGGGTTTTAGATACACATAACAAACCAATCATATTTATTTGTGCAATGGAACGAATGTGTTCTGCAAATTCACGATAAACATCTCTTGGAATTGTCGAATCATCAAATGCATTTGATGGTTGTTTAATTTTTTTGCCAATTCTGCTTTCAATATCATGTCTAAGATAATTTAGTGCAGTATTCTCATCACGAATTGCAGTATCAACAATATTTTCATCATAATAATTTTTTAGATCATTATAATACAATAATTCATGATGTCCAAGAGGATCGTCAATAATACGTTTAATTAAATGAATAATAACAGGCCAATTATATTTAATAACATTATCATTTGGCAAAACATTACAATTCCCTAACATGAAAGACAATGGAGCAACAAACTCTTTTGGCAATATAATTCCATTGTCAATTAAATGATCGACAATTTTTTCTGATGTTGTGTATGTATGTAAAATTTTATTGATTGTTGTAGTTCTAAATATATATGATTCTACATGAACGAAACATTCTTCTGAAAAATCTGGAAAAGTATCTCTGAAATCAGATGTGAGAAGTGATAAATTGTTGTTGATACTTGCTTCTTTCATTGCATTTTCAAATTTGTCTATCGGATATCGACTACACTCATGGGTGTATTTACTATCATCGTTATTAAATACACACCAAATTGCATTTGACTCCATTATATAATATTGTTAAAATTAACACAGGAAATGTGCAGTGTGTTGGTGGATACATAATAAATATATAATGATTTAGAGTATTTTTGGTTTCAATTTTTTTATTTAGATAATTTTCTAAAGGCAAATTATCTAAATAAATAAAAACTTCATTTAGACAGCTAAATATGGTGTCAGTAAACGTGTAAGTGAATTGTCCGATTTACATAGTGCAACAAATTCTGTAAATAGTTCATTACTTGACTGTGTAGTAATAAAGTTATTTTCTAATTCTAATACTTTGGACGCAAACTCGACATTGTTGATAATAACATTGTTATGTTCGTCACGAGTTATTAATTTAACAATAGTATTTAAACTACGTTTGACGATGTTATATTCATCAATAAAAAATTTTAATGTTCCATATATATTTTGATATTCAATAAGATATTTCTGAATATTATTATATTTTTCTGCATATTTACAACTATTGTTGAAAATAATATAAATATTAAGTAACAAACTTGTTAAGAAATCTTTTAAATCTTTTGCAATATTAATAGGTATGCTAAATTTTTTAATATTTTCCATAATGATACATAATTGTAATCCACCAAAATATTTTCTAAAATCAATGGAGAAATTGTGATCCTTGAGACATTGTAAAACGCCATATAATGTTAAACCAACGATAGTCATTACAAGATTTGGTGAAAATATTAAATTGTCTTCAAACCTCAATCCAATATCTAAAAACATTTTAAATAATTTTGTGATATGCACTGAACCAATTGTATAATCATGTCTACCAATCAAGGAACAAATCATATTAGTTCTTGTCAGCGTTTTAATTTTATTTGCATACTTATCAATAATATAATCAGGAACGTGAAGCAATGAATATCCGAAGTTATTGTTAACTAATTCAAATTTAAATGGATTCCCAGTCACAATTGACACATCGTCCTCAATTTCCTTTCTAATGTAATCAAATGATGTTCTATTCAATGCTATAAATACTATATCTTTATTTTCATACTCGTTTATACAATTATAGTTAATTAATTCTCTTCGTCCCTCATTATCAGAGATAATACGCTCACAAAGGTGTACAATGGTTGGCCAATCTGTATCAAATCCATGTATCATAAGTTTTGGCAAAACTGGGACGAACTCCTTTGGAGTTATAATATTGGTTGAAATCAGTCTATCAATAATTTCAACTGATCTTATATTGTACTGTAATATTGTGATGGTACTTTGTAGTTTTAAACATCCACAAAAAAATGTGTTATATTTACGTGAAAAGTCTTCGGGCAATTTAGATCTTAATTCTGGAACTAATGCAGAAAAATTTCCACATCGTGCCTCACAAAGGGCATTGTGGAATGCAGTTAATCCAGAGTGAGATTGTCTATCAGCCATTGTAACAGACTAAATCTTTGCTAGAACAAAGATTGTAATGTAATAATTTTCCTTAATATTGTAGAATTATTAGCATGTATTGATTTTCAATTTTTATGACAATGGTTTATTTATTTTTACATATTTATTTATTTTCTTATTTTTTACTTTTGGTTTTTCTTCTTCTAAATCTTCTTCCAATTCAACATTTTGATTTACTTCTATTTTTCTTTCCAAAGTAATTTTGATATCTTCTGGTTTTAACTCTTGTTCCAACACCTGTAAATTTTCTGTGTCGATTTCAAATGGCAGCAATATACCATTATTAATTGTATTTATATTTTCTATTTTTTCCTTCATTAATTTACATACATCTTCTTCATATGTTTTTGCAATATATACAATTTTTTGAATCGATGGTGTTTTTGCGCCTGCCCTATGAATACGACCAAAGGCTTGAACCATGTCTTGGGCTGTCCATGATGGTGAAATAATCGACATACGTGGTCTACCATGTAAATCATGTAAAGATATACCAACACCACCTGCCTGAATAATACATATGATTATTTTTGATTCATTTTTTTGAAACCTCTCAATTGCATAATTTCTTTCCTCCAGTGTTTGTTCACCATGAACCAAACAGTCGCAGTCAAAATGCAATGCAATCATATTCATTGCTTCTTTAAAATTTACAAATATGGCAACAGAATTATCATTATCTAATGCTTCTTGACATAAATCAATAATGATGGGAACCTTGAACACTTCTATTTTCACTCTAGCAATAATTAATTTTCCTAAACCTTCTGCACGTGTTTCTCTATTTTTTAATTCTTTCAAAGCAGTATTTATGACATCATACAATTTATTAATTTCATCATGATTATCTGAATAATAGCAATTTGCCATAATTTGATTTTTGGGAAATTTTTCTCCTAATTCACTGATTTTCATCCTGCTTCCACGATATGGAAACATGGTTTTATGAATAATATGTAATTGTAATGCACGTATATCTGTATTATCTTTTTCTTTATTTAATAATTTATTTCTTTCTTTTACTAATTTCAATTGGGCTTTCATCCATAACAAATATTTCTTTTTGTCGTCATATAAACCAAATACAACACCAAATGGTTTGAAACACTCTATTTTATCAATAATTGTTGCACTTAACAACATTATTTTTGTTCTTGATTCTGCGACTGAAATTAAAAATCTGCTGTTAATAGTTTTATGATTTTTGCATCTATGGGCTTCATCAAATATGACTACAGTATCTTTTGGAAATTGGCACATATAGCTTTCTTTATTTATCTTTTTACTTTTTGAAGACAACTTTAATAATTCAATTTCTTTATTTGACATTATATACTTATCAATAAATCCACAATCAACAATATTCATATCTTTATCATAAAATTTACAACCTTTTATCAACTCATAATTAGATACACCTAGCATTTCAACATCCATTATTTTTGCAACAGACATCCAGCTACTTATTACAGATTTTGGACATATGACTAATGGTGTAAGTTTTTCTAATTTGCATAATGCCAAAGCACAATAGGTTTTCCCTGTTCCTGTATCTGATGCATCTACAACACATAAGTTTGACTTAATTGCAGACTGTAGATCTCTCACATGTTTAACTTGAAAATCCAATAATTTATCTTTTATATCATCCATTATATTGATAGGTTTTATAGGCTTATGTGATATTACTTAATAAATTTCATTTTTTATTTAAGAGGAATTGAACAATAATAAAAAATTGTGGAATATCCCTTGCCGGAATTCCAGTCTTTTTAATCATATGTATTTTCTTTAGAAAATACATATGATTAAAAATTGTAACATCGCTGATTTGCGATTTTATCATTTTATTTAAAAGGGACTTAACAATAATAAAAAATTGTGAAAATACTATTCGCATTTTCATCATTTTTTTATTTATATTTGCGCCTTTAGGCGCAAATATAAATAAAAAAATTGAAATTCCAAATTGTCTGAAAACCCTTCTTTTTCTGTGGCTGTTTACTTGGCTTTTGCATTGAAACTAGCTTTCTGCTTGTTCTTAAGAGCCTTTCCCTTCTTGCTGTTCAGCAATCCGTCTCCCTGTTACAATGGAGTCTGCCCCTGTTTATGCAGAAGTCCCTGAGGACATGATCGAGTTTCAGAACTGGTCTGGCATATTCCACACCAGTGTCATGTACTCGTGCAACGCAATTGTCAAAACACTGACTTCTGCCACCGTGTCTGAAGATGTTGTTCTGGACGCGGCGAAGTTTGGCAAGTACGCCGTCCACGAACTTCTCTACGGAACAATTCCGGATGGAGGTGACTACTTCACTCGCGACGAGAGATTCAAGAAGCATGCCAAAACTCTTTTCGGGCATCTTCAGCAACTTGTTCTGAAAAAGTGGGGCTTGTTTCTTGTTGACCATTCCACTCGCGCGGCATCTGCCAATGGCAATCCAGAAATTCGTCTGAAGGTTTTCACTACCCTTCCGTCTCCTGTGAAAGAGGATGTTTGGCACGATCTTCACTATCCCCCGATAGTAACCGATCCTGATGAACAGGAGAAACGTCTGCGCGAGACAATTGAACGGGCAACTCCTGTTTGTGGACAAGTTGTTTCGACTGTCACCATTACTATGGTGAATGATGAGCCTTCGACCGAAACTTCGGAGGAATCCGAGGAAGACGTTGATGCGGAAGTCGAGGAAGAGGTTGATGTGGGGGCTGAGGAAGAGAAAGAGGAAAGAAAGTCCAGCTTCAAGCAATGCTGCAAGGCTTTCGAGAGGGATTTGCTTTCTCTTGCCAGAGAAGCGGCTGAAAAGGTCAAGAGTAATTCAACTCTTGACTACGTGAGACTTCGTATTTACCCTAATACTAAGTACTTCTACAATGAAGAGGGATACCACTTCTTACACGAACTCCTTTACGGACAGGTGTATTACCCAAAGCACATTGACTACCAGTGGAACTACCTTGCGCGCTACACGCCATGCTGGAAGAAAGAAGGAATGATAGACCACGAGCCGTACTACAATGTCCAGAAAAAGATTGCTGAAGAGTTCGGATTCTTTCTTCTAGACACTTCCGAGAATCCCAAAGGGTACGAAAAGGACAACGGTTTTGTTCTTGTAAAAAGGGAAGAATTTCCACCCATCTACATTTGCGTCTGGCGCGTGTCTCCCTTTTACAAGACGGAATTGCCCCATCTGTGGCATAATCTCCATGCCCTTTCGAAGCATGGCGATCGCCGCCTTGACTTCAAGAAGATGGCTGAGACCCGTCGCAGGAATCAGGAAGCGCTTGACAGCGACAGGCCCACGTCACAACGCCGCACTACAGGAAATTTCAGAAACAAAAGGGCTTAATTGCTTTTATGTTCTCTGGAACGTCCTTCTTTGTCTATTCACTACACAACGCATGTGTTAAGCTTATTTTAGTTTTTGTTTTAAAAATTAGAATAAACCTAATCCAAAAGTCCTATTCATCATTTAATTAGAAGTGTAATAATAAAAAATTGTAAAAATCCTATGCGGATTTTTATCACTTTTAATTTTAACTTATATGTCTTACGACATATAAGTTAAAATTAAAAATTGAAATCTTAATTTGCCTAAACAAACCATTTATTCAGCATACATCCCACTTCACTGAGTTTTTTCATTCAGTGTTTCTGACTATCGTCTGTCATATCATTTTGATAAAATGGATCCTATCGATCCCAAGCTTAAGACAACTTTTGACTTTCTTGCGATAGTCCCAGAAATATTTTCTGGAGATGTTGCAGCAAAACTCAGTAAAGAGATTTTGGCAGAGCTTTCCAAAGGAATAAAGAGAAAGAGAGACGAGACAGTTCAAACAGTGGCACGCAATGAGACCATCGGAGAAATCACTGATGAAATCACCAGACAACTTATTGATGAGACCGCAAGTCGAGTCATTAACGAGACCGCAAGTCGAGTCCCTGATGAGATCGCAAGTCGAGTCCCTGATGAGACCGCAAGTCGAGTTCCTGATGAGATCGCAAGTCGAGTTCCTGATGAGACCACAAGTCGAGTCCCTGATGAGACCACAAGTCGAGTCCCTGATGAGATCACAAGTCGAGTCCCTGATGAGATCGCAAGTCGAGTTCCTGATGAGACCGCAAGTCGAGTTCCTGATGAGACCGCAAGTCGAGTTCCTGATGAGATCGCAAGTCGAGTCCCTGATGAGACCACAAGTCGAATCCCCGACGAGTATGAAAAAGCAATGAGAGAAATGAATAATAATATCTATGAAGAATGTTTCAATAATATCAAACGAATCATGACAATGACTAAAAAACCTCCGTATTCGATTGAATATTTTCGGATTCAAATCGACGCAGAAAAATTGTACAATGGCATTATGGCACATGTATTGTTATATGGCAAAGTTGTAGATAATAATTATTGCAAGAGGGAAGATAATACAAGCAAAATTGGAAAAAATAATTTTATTAAACTTCAACAGCTCATATATAATGATTTTGGATTTATTGTGATTGATCAATCCAGAATCCAAAATTCTTCATCCAATATCACCATCCTTTTAAGTGCATCTTTGACTTTCACCATTTCAGCATTGAGAGTACAATTGTGGCATCATCTCAATAAAATCTTCATAAAAGTAGATGAGAAAGAACAACAGGAAAGGATTGATGCCTTCAAAGAGTATCTAAAACTCGATATGTCTTTAGAAGACAACCCGATGAATATGTCAAATAATGACAAAGAATTGTTGAAGGCTTGTGACATGTTCTATCAAGACCTATCCCGCCAAGCCAGAGAAGCATGCGAAAAAATCCTCAATAGTGGTATACACAACGAGCGATTGAAATATGTGCCACTGAAATTGGATCCTACCAAGGAATACAGCCCATCTCCATGCTTTACAATTATGCTTCATGAACTTCTCTATGGAAAAATTTACAAAAGTCGAGGAAAAACTTGGAAATTCAATTATTTGCATCGACATAATATGATTTCCAATAGGTTGGGAATTGAAGAGCCATACAAGAGATGTCGCAGAGAAATAGCTAAGGAATACGGATATATGTTGCTTGACTCATCACCGAATCCAAATGGTTATGACGAAGCAAAAAAAAAGGGCGAAGAATTCATTGTCTCAAGATGGACATTTTTAGATATCAATATTGCAGTATGGCGCGTGACGCCATATGCTGATATGTCTGATGTTCCAGAGTTGTGGCACAAACTTAACAAAAGTACAAAAGAAGAAACGCCTTTTGTAGAAATGTCAAAAGTTCGTTACAAAAGAGAATCAGCCGCAGACCTATATATGCTTAGAAAGTTACGAGAAGAAGAAGAGCACAATAGTAAGAGACAGAGATGCTGATTTATTTATATAAATAAAATAATTTTATGACTTGTGTTTAAGAAATTCATCTTGTTCATCATATGACAAATTAAACAATGGTGGATATTTAAAATCTTCAACACTACAATCAGAATCATATTCTTCATCATATTTATCTTTGTATATATCTTGAATATATTTGTAGGGTGGTGTCATGTCATTGCTATTAAGATATAATAACAATGTTTGCCAAAATACAACTCCATTTATTTTTTTATCATATACATATTGCAATATATGTGTATTTTTTTTTATTACTCTAATCAGTTCTTTTTTCGATCCCTTTCGAATGCAGTCAAATACTTGTGGATATTGGTCAATGATGATTGCATATCTGCCACAATTAGATAATTTATTAATATCTCTTAATAAATCATGTCTTTTAATTGGCGTTTTTTCTTTGAAATACAATTTGTCTGCTTTAAATTTATCTTCTTCAATATACACTGTTGCATCATCTGGAATACATATCTCTCTGATGTAACCATTTGAATTATTATCATATGAATATGGTGTTGGCCCACTACCTATCGAGACTAATGGAAAAAGATATTTATCCAAAACATTTTCTTGTATGAAATAAATCCCGCCCTTGGAACATCTGTTTGACGTTAATTTATGAATATCAACATTCAAACCGGATTTATATTTCATGTCATAATGTTTTTCATTAAATGTTGTAATCTTTACAAATTTTAACCCTAATTTATTTGACAATTCTCTGAATGCCTTGCCATCAATCTTCCGCAACTCTCCATTTTCTTTTGTCTTATAATTAGAATAGAATTCATAATTACACGCATCATAGTAATAACTGCTGAAAAAATTAAAACAGGACCGAGTATTTAATTGCCATTTGAAATCTTTAATATGACATCTTAATGCATCAGAATATTCCAATTTATTTTCATCTGCATATTTTAAAAAATCTTTTCCATTAAACACTTGTTTTTCCATTGTTACTGGTTAAAGTAACTTGACAGTGGGAGTAATAATACATGATAAATTGTGAAGATTCTAGATAAAGAGACTTTCAATTTTTTTAAAGGAACTGAACATTAATAAAAAATTGAAAAATTGCTATTCGCAATTTTATCATTTTTTTATTATTTATTTCGCTTATAGCGAAATAAATAATAAAAAAATTGAAATTAAAACATATTAAATTTTACATTATCAATTATTCATTCTAAGATATATCAAAATGGCTGACAATTTTGCATCAGCACATCCAGACATTGTACAGGCAATCATACCTTATCTAGATGATCCTCAATTTATTGAATTTGTGAAAAAATATTGTGACACAAATCAAGCTAACATACAGGTCAAAGAAACTAATCAATTTGATTTTTCTTTATTCCTATCACTTTTTGGTAGACACTGAGATATTTGGAAAAATATTTCTTTCTCTCATCCAAAGTCTTGTAAATCAACGTGTAACGATACAAAAATTTTTTAAACTCATCGCTTATTTTTTTATTGCTGGTTTCTCCATAATTTAAAACATAATGATTTTTTAACTTGAGACTTTTTGTGTAATCAAATAAAGCTCTATTTTGTGGATCAGATTTTTTTGATACAGCACCATGAGTGATTATTCTCTCAAAGTCATATGTTGCCATAATACTTGATAATTTACTCTTACTCCTATTTTCTAATTCATAGTCAGTTTCAAATGATTCTATTTCATCCAAATATGCCAATGACGCTCCTTTTTTTATTATTACATCATTTAATACTTCATTATCATGTCTTACAGATGGCTTTGTCAATAGCACCACAAGACTGTTATGTGTTATATAATCATAAAAAAATATAGTTTCATCTTTCGCATGTGCAATGAGTATTAAGTTATCGTATTCATATTCAATTATTGGATTCATATATTATCAAATAAGAAATTATATTTACCAATAATCATATGGCATAAAACATCGTCGTCCATCAATAATCGTATCCATACATCCGCCAAAAACACTTGGATAATAATAGATTGGATCATAATAATCTCTAATATCATAACCATAATAATGTCTCTTTGGATATCTATAACGTCTAAAAGTTCTAAAATCTTCTTTGTTGTCACCATAATTGTAAATCAAATATAAAACTATCGCAGTTATAATTAGTAGTATAATCATAATATTACTAATGGAAAAATTATGAACAACATGGATTTTTACTTTTTAAATAGTCAATAGAAGACCAAAAATAACTTTGTGTTTCTTTAGGTGTACATTTGTCAATTAATTGTTCTTCAATTACTTTTTTTAATTTTTCAATACTATCATCAAATATGCTTGTTTCTACATAACATAATTTGTCAAGTTTATCTAAAACGGCATCTAAATCTTGTTTTTCGATGACTCTCTTTTTATCTATCTTATTTCCAATAACGATATATTTTGTTGATTCATTTGTCTTATAAATATCTGATTGCCATTTCACAAGTGAATCCAAAGACTTTTTATTTGTCACATCATATACCAATAATATCAAATTTGCATTCCTGTAAAAAAGAGGGGCAATGCTTCTATATCTTTCTTGCCCTGCTGTGTCATAAATATTACATATTGTGTCATCAGATAATTTATAAAAAGAAAACATTGCTCCAATAGTTGTTTCTGTATTTACTGCAATTTTATCATTGACTAATTTTTCAACAATACTTGTCTTGCCAACTCCGCTATCACCAATAATACATAATTTAAATTTGTTCATTATACTACTTAATATATAAAATATCTTTATGTATTAAGTTTACATAACAATGACATTGTTATTTTCATTAAAACATTCATTAATAATAAATTTATTACTCTCAACAGTAATATTAAATATGTCATAGCGCTTTTCGTCATGAAAGTCATATCTAGTTATTTGATTGTTTTTTAAAGTCAGATGCAAAATATCATTTGTTCCTTTTAATTGACTTATATTATGTCCCATTGATTTCTCAATCATCGAAATAAAAACATTGTTAAGAGATTTACAATTTATAAAAACATCAGTGAACATTTCATTCATATTATTACAAAGTGCTCTGTGTGGATATTTACATGTCATTATTAGATTTATATCTAAGTCTAATTTTTTTATTGCAACCATTTTGTCCATTTCTTCTTCTGTCAAAAGGTTATTTTTAATTAAATAAATAGTGTTGTTATCAGTTTCATCTATATTATTAATTGAATTGACTGTTGAAATTTCGAAATATTTTTCTGTTAGATATGTAATGATATTTGCATCATCATTAATTATCAATAAAGAACGCATTAATTAACCATATGACTTTTTTACTTAAGTGACTTTTTGTATAAAAAATAAATGACATAAACAAAACTTTATTTATCATATTATGACAGAAGTTGTCAAGATAGTAATTAGGGATTTTAATAAAGAATGTCCTATGCAAAAATGTACTTTAGAAAATGTTAAAATGTTATGTAATGAATATATTGATAATTTAAAATATGTATATGGCAAATTGTATAACTATTTGATTGTCTATGAAATTTTTAACGAGAATCTAAAAAATAATTATGCCATATATGCAGCAGATAAATTGCGTGTTGAAAAAATAATAGATATTGTTAGATGTGAAGAAGTCAACTGTATAAAAATGGATCAACTGTATAATGTAATTATTTTGACTAAAAATGACATGATTTCACCTAATAAAGAAGAAATTACATTTAAAAATGGTGGTTGTTGCAAAACAATTGAGCCTGCATATTTTCATAATTTTGTTAAATCAAATGATTACACTGGGATATTTGAATGTTATGATTATATCATTGGATTTAAAAAAATCAGTTCAAATTACATAAATGGTCGTTTGAATGGCATGTATGAAGAACGTTATGAAACTGGAATTAAAAAAATAGAATGCAACTATGTAAATGGCAATAAGCATGGTCGCTACAGTGAAATGCATACTAATTGGGAAAAAAAAATTATTTGCAATTATATTGCTGGAAATTATCATGGCAAATATCTTGAATATTTTGAAAATGGCAAACTCAAAATAAGTTGTAATTATAAAAATGGAAAATTACATGGAGAATACACGGAATATTCTGAAAGCGGCAAAAGAAAGATATATTGTTCCTATTATGAAGGCGAAAATCTAAACGAAAAAAAGAAATATCATAACACATTTGAGAGTGTCAAGGAATTATGCAAAGAATATCTTAACAATCCAATTTATGTATATAAAAAGAAAGACAATAAAACTATGATTGTTTATAAAAAAATAGATAATTGCAAATTGTATGTTGAAAAAATCATTGATGGAACAACTTGTACAGAATTGGAGTCATTTAATGAAATAAAAAAAGGAAGTATCATGAATATTTTTAGTTATGAATATGATAAAATAAAATACTCAACATCTTTAGAAAGAGCTTATTATGAATTATTTACAAAAACTGTTCCTGTAGAATATATTGGAAAATGGATTATGTATGATCACACCAACAGGCCTTTTTCTGAAGGGCATTATGAAAATGGAAAACGTCATGGCAGATATATTGAGTTGCATAGAAATGGCAATTTACATATTGAATGTGAATACAATCAAGGAAAACTGCATGGTAAATTTATAATGTGGAATGATAAAAAAGTAAAAATATTAGAATGCGAATATAATGACAATCATAAAAATGGTTTGTATAAAAAGTGGCACTCAAATGGCAAATTATGCTGTGAATGTGAATACCTAAATGGAAAACAAAATGGCAAATGTACAACGTGGTCAAAAAAAGGAAAACTGCTACAAGAATGTCTATATATAAATGGAAAATTAATAACTAAACAAGTTTATTGGAATCAGAAAATTGATATTTGAATTACATGTGCATTATATCCTAGATAACAATTTAAAAATGGAAAAATTAAAAAGAATCAAAGAATTATGTAAGGAATATACATGTCGTGATTGTGTATATTTTATGCCATCTGGCGACTTTCTTGTTGTTATGAATATATTAAAAGACTCAACTATAAATTGTCATTATGCATATGATCCATTTGATTATGATAAACATAGTGCAGACAAATTATATGTTGAAAAAATATTTTGGATAAATGATGAAAATTTTGGAAAAACTGAACAAGTGTGCAAATATGAAAATCCTTGGTATACACTTGTTTATAGGGAAAATAATATTGTAGATTTCGACTATGATGCCCTTCATATTGACTTTTATAAAACATTAGAAGGTGCATATTTAATGAATAAAGACAGTGATTTAAAAATGTCAGTAATTAGCAAGCAGTATGACGAAATTTTTTGTTCATCACAGGGATTTGACAAAGACCAATTTATTAATTTTTATAGAACAATACAAGGAGCAAATTTTATAGATATTGAACGTAAAAGACCACTTGATGACATCGATGATCAAGCCAATAAAAAACAAAAAATTGATATTTCAATTACCTAAACATTATATCCTAAATAATAAAAATTCAACAATGGAAAAACTACAAAGAATCAAAGAATTGTGTAAGGAATATACATATGATCGATCATATGTATATTTTATTCTATCTAATGATATTCTTATTGTCATGAAATTATTGCCAGACTCTGTCACAAATTGTGGTTGGCATAATGATTATGATTTTAATCAATATCGTGCTGACAAAATATATGTTGAGAAAATATTTTGTATAAAAGATGAATATTTTGGAAAAACTGAAATGATGTGCCCTCAAAGAACTTTTTATTACACAAATAACTATGTCGAAAAACATGTCATACAATGCACACATAAAGACCAATCTATTAATTTTTATAGAACAATAGAAGGTGCCTATTTAGTGGATGAGAAAATTAGAAAGTTAGTATTAGATGATCTTTGGGACAAATTTGCAGCAGGTTATACATATAAAAGACCGAATGATAACATCGATGATCAAATAACAAAAAAACAAAAAATAGCATAATGATCTATTTGTTAATTTTATCATTTTTTTATTTATTAATTTGGCTTTCGCAAATCAATAAATAAAAAAATTGATACTTACAACTCATTAATCATCAATATATTTATATTACAATTACAACAATGGATATCGAAAAGATCCATGTCCAAGATGTGTATGAACATATATCGGAACATTTTGATCTAACTAGATATAAACAATGGAAATGTGTCAGAGAATTCCTATCAAAGATACCAGATGATGAACTTATTTATGAAGCAGGATGTGGAAATGGAAAGAACATGTCAAAACCAAATATGTATGGCAGTGATATATGTTTAAATTTTGTGGAACTATGTAAGTCTAAAGGATTAAATGTAAAACACAATGATATATGTCATCTAGAAGAAAAAGATGACACATATGATGCGACAATGTGTATTGCAGTTGTGCATCATTTAGCAACACGTGAAAGACGAATAGAAGCAATTAAAGAATTGTGTAGAATTACAAAACCAACTAAACCAATACTAATTGCAGTATGGTCACATGAATATAATAAAGATGATAATCAAGATAGAATGATAAGTTGGCAAAAACAAGATGGAACTAAATATGATCGTTATTATCACTATTTTACCAAAGATGAACTTGAAGACATTTATAAAGAAATAGGTGTGAATATAGAAACAATATATGAAGAATGTGGAAACTGGATTTCAATTATATCAAAATCAAGTTAATAATTTTTTTAAATGTTTTGCAATATGATATGCAAATTTACATGGCACAGCATTTCCAATTTGAATAATTATATCTTTCTTTGTTCCACAAAATTTATAATTGTCAGGGAATGACTGAATTCTCATAAGTTCTAATTCAGTTAATCGTCTAATACTAGTTTCAGAATATTTCACCAGACTGTCATAGCCATCTTTCCAATATCGTGATGGAATTGTATACGATGGTAATCAAAATTTATAGAAAATCATATACTTATTTTGTTTTTCTATAATGTTTGATTAACTTTTTTACTTTATATCCATTTTTCCCTTGGGAAAAATGGATATAACTTAAAAAATTTATAAATAAACATATATTCAAAATTATATAAAATTATATAATTTTGAATATCGGTTTTTCCATATCAAGAAATTGTGCACCAAAGCCATATTTCTTTTTTTTCATTTTTTCTTTTTTTTTATTTATGCCATCTATTGCTCTTTCGGATAAAAAATATTTTTTATCAACATCATCTTTTTTTAATAACACTGTCTTGACAGCAATGGGGTTTTTTGTAACTACTTTTGGTTCTGTTGGTTTAATTTTAAGATCTTTTCTAATGCCCATGAATATGACTCTTCGTCTGTTCTGTGGAACATCAAAATCTTTTGCAGATAATTTGTATATTTCACAATTATATTTTTTTGTTAATTCTTCCATCATTAAGTCTTTGACCAGTTCACCATCTTTATTTTTCATTGATAAAATACCTATGACATTTTCAATTAAAAAGGCCTTTGGTTTGAAATGATTTAGATACTTAATATATTCTAAAAATAAATTATTTCTTTTGTCATTAACATCTCTTTTTCCACCCATGCTAAACCCTTGACATGGAATTCCGCCAATCAACACATCAAACTTCTTTATTTTTGTGTCTTTTTCAAAATCTTTTGGAGTGTATTTTGTTAAGTCTTTACATAATCCCTCGTGGTCATTATTTTTATTGTATGTTTCAATTGCTTTATCCCAGACATCAACTCCTGCTAATACATCAAATCCTGCATCGACAAATCCTTTTGAAAATCCTCCACAACCACAAAATAAATCAACAACTGTTAAAGAGTCGTCATCGGAATCTTCACTTGACATAATAACTGTTTATATATTTTATAGTTAGTTTTTCATTTTTTATTATATATGGATAAACTTGAAATATATAAAACCAAATTAAATACATCAGTAAAGAAACTCAAATATTTACATAAGATTGCGTCTATGTTATTTTTACAAATGTATGGTGGAAGTAATCTTGTTAAATACAGTGATACCAAACAGATTTATGAAAATTATAAACATCTAAATAAGTATTTATTGGGTCAATTTAGAAATTTAATTAAGTCAACTAATGGCAAATATTTTATTATTTTGATGGGATCCCCTGGAGTTGGAAAAACACAGACAAGACGTGTTGCAATAAAATATATTGCAAAATTAGAAAACAATGATGATTATGATAATATAAATAGTTCCTTTATCGATATCAATACAGACAACTATGTATATGACTTAGACCTAAATAATAAAGGAGAAATTGGAAGAGACAAATTTAATAAATTAAAAGATTCGCAAGATTGGCAGAAAAAATCAACAGAAACATATTTTAATATGAGAAAACACATTAATCCTGTTGGTGAAATAGTGATGTCACTTGGGTCATATGTTGGATCTAATATATTTTTTGAGACAATTGGAACAAATAAAGAATATTTAATACAACTTGTTAATTTTGCAAATTATTATGAATATAAGCCAATCATAATTTATACTGAAGTTAAAAATGAAAAAGAACATATAAATAGAGTTATATCAAGGGCAAATAATGAGGGAAGATTTCCTGATATTGAATATGTTAAAAATACAAGAATAACAACAAAAAAAGTATTTAACTCATTAAAGAAAAGTAAAATAAATGTGACTTTAATGAAATATAAAAATAATAAAAAAATCGACGATTATGATTTTGACCTAGATAAATTTACAAGGGTCTACAAAAACTAATATTCATAAAGCTAACATTATCAATTACATATCCTTTCTTAAAATGATTCATCTTTGTTACTGTAAAATTTGCGCCATCAACAATATATTGATCTCTCATTACTTTTACCATTCTTGTGCCATATGGTGGTGGATATAAGAATTGTTCATCATGTTCATAACTATCGACATGTTCCAGCGCGAATTTTTCATTTTGCCATATGACATATTTCATATTTCTGTCCAAACCAATTTTTTTTAACATCTGCATGTCATTTTTGTTTATTCGCTTTGTGTTATTTATATCTTGGTATAACCATATTACATTTGAACTTGCCATATATATAATGAATATGTTAAATTATTTTTTGTTTTTGACATATATCATTTTGTTTAAGAATAACAGAATATCCATAAAAAATTGAGAAATATCCCTAGCGGGAATTTCATCATTTTGTTAAAACAGAAGAACATAAATAAAAAATTGTAAAATTGCTATGCGCAATTTTATCATTTTTTTATTTATAATTTGGTCTTAGACCAAATTATAAATAAAAAAATTGAAGAAAATAATGTATATTGTATAAGTAATATATAATGCAAAACCTAATGGATGTATTCCCTATATATCAACAGTTTAATGTACAGACTTTCAAAAAAGAAGACGACATATTAGACATCATCGGCGTAATGATTGAAAAAGAGCATCCAGATGATGCATTTTTTATTGTTGACTTGACAAAAGTAATTGATCAGTACAACAGATGGGTTGAAAAATTGCCAAGAATCAAACCATATTATGCAATCAAATGTAATCCAAATGACATGATTATTAGAACATTAAACATGCTTGGCGCAGGATTTGATTGTGCAAGTAAAAACGAAATTGCAAAGGTATTAGAATTAGGAGCATCTCCAGATAAAGTAATTTATGCAAATCCAACAAAAAGTGATGACAATATTGCTTTTGCCAGAGCAAAGGATATTGATTTGTTGACGTTCGACAATGAAGATGAATTATACAAATTGCGATTATTACATCCAGATGCAAAATTAATATTAAGAATTAAAGTTGATGATAGTAAATCAGAGTGTAGATTTAGTTGTAAATTTGGCTTAGGATTAGATGAAATTGAAAGAATATTACAAATTGCAAAATTCGCAAAATTAAATATTGTTGGTGTGTCATTTCATGTTGGAAGTAATTGTCGTTCTACTGAATTATATGACAGTGCGATTAAAGATGCAAGAAAAGTATTTGATGAAGCAAAAAAAATGGGGTTTGATGCGAAGATTCTTGATATTGGCGGCGGATTTACTGGTACAGATGATGCAGAAATTAAATTTGAAGATGTTGCAGATCAAATTACCAAAAGTATTGATGTATATTTTAATGAAAAAGAGTTTCCAGATCTCGAAATTATAGCAGAACCTGGAAGATATTTTGCGTGTTCCAGTCATACTTTAGTATTGCGTGTGATTGGTAAAAAGAAAATAACAGACAAAGACACAGGTGATACTATCATATGTTACACTTTGAATGATGGTGTCTATGGTTCATTTAATTGTATTCAATATGATCATCAAAATCCAAAAATTTGTCCATACAATGAAAGAGATAATGTGACATTTAAATCTGTTGTATATGGACCTACATGTGATTCTGTTGACACCATTTCTAAAGACTGTTATTTGCCAGATTTAGCAATTTCAGAAAGAGTTTATGTTGAAAATTTTGGTGCATATACAGGTGCAGCAGCATCAACCTTTAATGGATTTCAGCAAACACCATGTATTTATATTGTCAAATGCTAGTATTTTTTATTTATAATGTGCGTTATTTTTGTATAAATTTCATTGGGAGTTATAATATGTGTATTATGCTTACGTCGCATGAGCCAGATACAACAAAACTAATTCATTTACCAGTTTTGTTGCATATCGATGGCAAAGACTATGATTATAATCTATGCATATATGTAAATAATTTGGATATTGATAATGGAATGAATAGAATGATGAATTTTAATTCTGCTTTGATGATTGTCCCATTTCCAAAAAGTAATAAGCCAATTGCAATGATGGATATTAGCACAAAAAACATGAAGAGATTTAGACAAGATGTTGTCTCATTAATGCCAAAACCACGATCCAAAGGCATGTACTTTAATGCACTTTCAGATTCACTTGGTTGTGACAAAAGTTTAAAAGTACATGAGATAGGTAATTATAATATTTCAATTGCGCCAAATCTAAAAAGTTTAAATAACAATGTTGACTGGAGCAAATTTACAAAACCAATGGATTTTAATGAAAGAGTTAATACATTGAGAAACAAAAATTTATATCCAATTGAATGCGTATATGTTGTTGCACAGGCAGTAGAAAATGTTAAAGATGATGGATTTGGAATTTTATATGAAAATAGAGGTTTTGATTATTTTCCAACTGCACACGAGGGAAATGGTCTTGTTAGTTATGATGTTGAATGTTACCATTTTACAAATCTAAAAGCACATGGGAAAGTCCCATTTTCAGGTCACGAAATAAAAAGTTATGTACACGACGATACAGATAATGTAAAAGAAATATTAAGCCGCCTTAGTACCACAGTAACTCTTGAAGATGGTTCTGATGCAAAATTAAAAAAAGTGTGTCCAAAAAGAGTAAATATGTGGAAAATAGAGGGACAGTTAAATAATAGAAATATGTATTTAAAAAATGAACTAAAATTAACCGATATTTAATTTTAAATATATGTTTTTTATAAATGTTGATTACCTAATTTGTTTTCTATACGTCTTCTCATCTTATTGCTTTTGATATATTCGATAAGATATCTATTTTTTCTACATGCACTTTCGCATACTTTTTCTGTTTGTTCTTTTTTCTCGAGTTGTGGCAAAATAAATGGATTATTATTTACCGCAATATTTAATAAGTCATCATTTACAAATTTAGAAAATCTTATGGCATTTCCTGTTGTTGTTATGGCAGTCTTACATAATTCGTAATTTTGTTTGCTTTTTTTGACAAATAATAATGCATTGCCATTTTGTTTTACAGCTTCTTTTATTTGTTCATCAGTTTTATTGATAACATAGCTCAACAATAATCCATTTTTTTTAACAGCATTTAAGCAAAAATCATTTAAATGCCAATATGGAAAATTTTTAATGTCAAATTTTTCACATAATATAATTTTATCTGCTTTAAAACATTCATCAAGGGCATAAACATTGGCATCATCTGGAATTGCAACACGTCTTATTATTTGTCCCTTGAACATGTATTTAGGGAGATATTCTAAATCAACAAAATATAAGCCATATTTGTCTGTCCCATTAAATTGATGCGTGTCAATATTCAATCCATCTTTATACTGAAATCCAAAATGACATTCTTTGTCATTCATCACTTTCCAAAAAGTTAATGGTTTTGTTAATTTATTAAATTCTTCTCCATTGTAAAGACAATCCAATTCTAGAGATATTGATGTCCCCATAATATAACACTAATATGTATTTTCATTTTATATAGATAATTATTCAAATTTTTTGTTAAGAGGAACAATAAAAAAATAAAAAATTGATAAATAAACATCTAGAAGATTATACTTACTATTTAATAGAAACAAACCATTAACAATGGCAGAAGAAATCAATGAACATACGGCTGACAAAAAGATTAAATTAATCATATTTGATCTTGATTATACATTATACAATCCAGAAGCAAAAGTTATTTATGATGGGGTTCATGACATATTAAAGTTTTGTAAAGAAAAAGATATTGCAATGGCTATTGCATCATGCAATGGTTATGCAAAAGAAATTATTAAGGATCTCAATTTACATCATTATTTCTTTGCAATTGAAACACACACAAAATATCCATGGTGTAAAAACCAAATGTTGCTTGACATCATGCAAGACTACAAAAATAAATTTGGCGATTTGTCATTTAGAAATGTTCTCTTTTATGATGATTTAATGGAACATACAATTAAAGCTTCCGCTCTGTCAATTAATACACATAGGGTTGACTGTCGCACAGGCATTCAAGCAAGTGAAGTTCATAAATATATTTGTGAATAAACTTATAGTTTTACCTTGTACTTTTTAACACTTGAATAAATATAATGTGTTTTACTTTCTTTACCCAATATCACAATACCTTCTTCATTTACATTATCCATGAACACTTCATCTATCATATGATCTGTGTCACATGTTGCTTTTGGATTGTATTGCATCATGACCATATCTAAATGCAAATTAAATTTCTTTACTATTTTCTCTCCAAGTTCTTCCGCTTGTTCTTGTGTTAACATAAATGACTTTTTCCAAAATGTCATTATATCGATATCACTTGATGCTTTATTTAGTTTTTTTGCACGAGAACCAAAAATAATTATTGCTTCAACACAATATTTACTGAAAATATCTTGCAACCCAGAAACCAAAACATCATAAGGCACATCCAATTCATCTTTTTTTTGGTGTTTATGATATTTCTTCTTTACCACAGTCACAAAATCCATAATGTTATATCATATATATTAATGTATATATGGTATAGTCAATAAAGAAATTTAAAATCAAATTTTTATTTTAAATTATTATTATGTAAATAATAATTTAAAATAATAAATTTATAAAAATATGACCTAGTGTTTTTTCAAATTTTTATACAAACACGATCTTGTATTTTTAATCAACTTCTTCAATTTTAACTCCAGATTTTGGCTTTGGTTGTTCTGCTGGTTGTTGTGGAGTAGGCTGTTGTTCCTCCGCTGCTTGTTGTGAAAATTGTTGATACATGTTTGTTAAAATTGGCGTAATAATATTTTCATATTCCTTTCTCTTTGATTCATATGTTTCTTTTGTTTCATTTTGATGTGTATCAAGCCATTTGACGCCATCTTCAATTGTGTTTTTCAATTTGTCAAATTCATCTTTCGCAAATTTGGATTTAAATTCATTGTTGTTAAATTCATTTTTCATTCCATATAAATAACTTTCTAATGAGTTTTTCATCTCGATTCTCTCATATTGTTGTTTATCTTCATCTCTATACTTTTCTCCTTGTTTGACCATTTCATCAATTTGTTCTTTTGACAATCTGTTCATGTCATTTGTAATTGTAATATTCTTTGTTTTTCCTGTAGATTTTTCACATGCAGATACACTTAAAATGCCATTTGCATCAACAGCATATGTGACTTCAATTTGTGGAACTCCTCTTGGCATCGGCGGCAATCCCTCAAGTGTAAACGTTCCTAGACAATTGCAATCTTTTGTGAATTGTCTTTCTCCCTCAAATACTTTAATTGTAGCTCCTTGTTGATTATCTGAATATGTTGAAAATACTTGTTTCTTTTCTGTTGGGATTGTCGAATTACGTGGAACCATAACAGTCATAATACCTCCTGCTGTTTCAACTCCCAGTGATAATGGTGTTGTATCAAAAAGGACAACATCGGCTAATTTTGTTGACTGATTTCCTGATAAAATTGCTGCTTGTACTGCAGCGCCATATGCAACTGCCTCATCTGGATTGATTGATTTGCATAATTCTTTGCCATTGAAAAAATCACTTAATAACTGCTGTACTTTTGGAATTCTTGTTGAACCACCAACCAAAACAACTTCGTGTACTTCATCCTTGCTAATTTTAGAGTCTCTCAAAACATTTTCCACTGGATAAATACATTTTCTAAAGAGATCTGCACATAAGTCTTCAAATTTAGCTCTTGTGATTGTAAGACTAAAATCTTGTCCATCACATAATGCATCAATTTCGATCGCTGTACTGGTTGATGAAGATAAGGTTTTCTTCGCTCTTTCACAATGCGATCTTAATCTTCTCATTGATTTTAGATTTGATGTCATATCGAGTTTTGTTCTTTTCTTAAATTCTTGTGCACAATAATCAACAAGACGATTGTCAAAATCTTCGCCACCCAGATGTGTGTCTCCCGATGTTGCTTTTACTTCAAACATTCCATCACACAATGTTAACATACTAACATCAAATGTTCCACCACCTAAGTCAAAAATTAAAATATTAGTGTCATCTTTACATTTTTTATCAAGACCATATGCGATGGCAGCAGCAGTGGGTTCATTAATAATTCTCAATACATTTAGACCTGCAATAACACCTGCATCTTTTGTTGCCTGTCTTTGCGCATCATTAAAATATGCAGGAACAGTAATAACTGCATTTTTTACTTTGTGTCCTAAATATGCTTCTGCAGTCTCCTTCATTTTTTCAAGAACCATTGACGAAACTTGTTCTGGATGTAAAGTCAAATTTTCAGTTCCTTTCATTACGCTAATTAATGGCTTGTCACTTGCATCTCCAGTAACTGTAAAAGAATAATGTTTTAAATCATCTTGAACTACTCTTTCTGTAAACTTACGTCCAATCAAACGTTTTGCATCATATATAGTATTTGTTGGATTCATTGGTGCCAAATTTTTAGCAGCAATACCCACTAAACGTGTACCATCATCTCCAAAAGAGACATATGATGGGGTTGTTCTGTCACCTTGATCATTTGCAATAATTTCAACATGATCATTAATCCATACACCTACACATGAATAAGTTGTGCCTAAATCAATACCTATTGCAATCTTGTCAGTCATATAATATTTTCTTTATTAACATTTGTTTAAGCTATTTAATATATCAATAAAAAATTGAAAAAAAAAAATGAAATTCCATAAGCATAAATTCCAAATAGTATTATGCTTATAAACAAACATCAAAATGGGAAGCAACTAGTAACATTAAAATTTGATATTTCTTGATATATATCAAATTTTAGTTTTAATTATATTTAAAGAAATAACTATTCCTTTATTTATGAAAAAAAATAAAAGAATTAGAGATAAAATGAGAGACAATAAAAAGAAAATATATGAGAAATATGTTGATGATATGAAGAATAATGTTTTAGAGCATAATAATGACGTTTGGATTCCCGATGATAATATTCAATTTTCTAATTATGATTCAAATTCTTGGTTTAATATTTTCCGATACGAAAATAAAAATATTAACTCCACTAAAACTATTCAAAGAGTCGAACTTGAAGAGGATGAACAGTTATTTAGAGGCAAAAAATATACTGTCAAATTTACTGCGGAACAAAGAAGAAGACTTGATATTTGGTTTGATGCACATGCATCTATGTATAATTTTGCATTGGAAGTCATTAAAAGACAAGGTAAATATAATAAAAAAGTTTATAGTTGGAAATATCTCAGAGATAAATGTCTAAAAAACAGAAAATTGAGAGTCAAAAATTTTTGTAATATTAAAGGGGAAAAGGTCGATAGTCATGTTTTGGATCAAGCAATAAAATTGGCATGTAAAAATTATAAAACTTGTTTATCGTTGATCAGAAATAAACATATAAAACATTTTAGAATCAGAAGAATGAGAAAAAATAGAACATCCAAAATCATGATGTTTGAAAAAAAAGATATTGATAAAAATGTAATGAAAATTGGCAAGATTGGAAAGTTTGAAGCGTTTTATAAGAGTAATAATAAAGTATCAAAAGTCGTTTTTACACCACAATCTGACTTCACATTACATTACAGTAAAAAGACAGATGAATATACAATTTTAACTGGAAAAGAAATAGAACAAGAAATTCCGGTTCAGAGAAAAGAGTTTATAAGTTTAGATCCTGGAATTAGGAAATTTATGACGGGAATAACAAAAAACGAAGCGTACAAATTTGGAATGAATGTTGCAAACAAAATAAGAATGTTTCAAAAGATTATAAACGACAGAAATAACAACAAAAATATACCAAAGAAAATAA